GATATACAGGGAATAAGGTGGGGGTTGAATATGTTTATCTCTCGTAAGGATTATGATAAGGTTGTTCCTCTGAAGGGAAGTGATTTGGAGGTATGGAAGAAGATGAAAAGCAAATGGTCTTTGGCTGGTGTTGATGTAGAACCGAAAACACCAAAGGAAAAAGAATTGGTTGATAGACTTTTTGGTAAAGCTAAGATTGCCAAGGCTCTTTTGAAGATTGCAAAAGATTTACTTGCCAATGATGATATGGATGAGCTTGTTAGGGCGATTGATAGGAAAGACTGGAAATATTATGCTTTGTTTAAGGGTAAGAGGAAGCCAGGAAATAAGCCTGATAGTGCTGGGAAGATAGAGCAGAAGCCAACAAATATTGGTAGGATTGTAGTCAAGCTTCTTGATTTTAAATTTGAATCTGAATCGTTGACTTTTACTTATGAGGGATCGGCGGGAAGAGTTGATACTTATGTTTTCTCAATGGAACCTTATGATGTAATGATTCCGACTGCCCAAGCTCCAAAGAAAAAGGTTGGTGATATTCGTGGTGAAATCATCAAGAAGCTTTTAAATGAGCATGGGTTGGTAAGCCTTGGGACAAGGATGGGGAAGGCTGGGGATCAGTTTGCTCTTAAGGCTGATTCGGCAAGGCGTATTGCAGTTGGCAATCGTGAGTTTCTTCTTAATTGCTTTGTTGCTGAAATTCGTCATGAATCCGACTATAAAAGTCCTGCCGGTGGGTGGAGGATGGTGGATACAGTCTTGCTTAGTAAGATTGATGACAGGATTATCGCCAAGGCTGTTGAATGGCTAAAGAAGGGTCCCACAATGGTTGAGGTTAGAGAAGATGCCAGGAAGAATTGGGACGATAAAAAAGCCAAGGGTGATGATAGCCCATTCGGATATGCTCGTGGTTGATTAATGGAGGGGTTTTATTATGCCTGTTAATGATAAAGTAGTTGTTGTTTCAGGAGACGTGCAATACGGACAGCTTGCACCTTCTCAGGAGAATAGAATTAATTTTACTCCGGGGAAGGTTACTGCTAGGCCAGATGATATGAATTGGCCAAAGGACTACAGAATTCCAACAGGGACTCCCGCTTTTGATGGTGAGTCTGCTGGGCCTGTTAATATGGCCAGGAGCAGGACTGTTAAGCTTGGTAGGGGAATTATTGGTGATCAGGAGATTACTGCTCCTATTGCTCACGCCAATAAGACAACTACAATTACCGATCCTACAAGATGGGGTGTTGTTACTCCTGTTTCTGTTTTGACTCCCACCGATACTCAAAATGTAAATGGTGGATCTGAGAAACAGGTTGGTAATGATAATATTGCTGGGGCATAAAGGAGATAATCATGGAAAATATTAAAGTAGCTGCTGAGATTCTTAAGATAGCAAAGGCTTTAACCGCAGGGTCCCTTGATGGGATGAGTACCCTAAAAGCCAAGAAGATTATTAATAAAACAATGGAGCCCCATACTAAGGGAATGTTTAGGGATGAATATTGGAAGCCAGTTCATGATATCTTTAAGGCTTTCGAAAGTGCTGGAATTGACTATGTTCTTTCCAGTGCCAAGTATGAGAATGATTCCAGGGGAAATCCTTCTTCTAAGAGGTGGAGTTTGGAATTTCATTTTACGAATGATAAGGGGAAAGAGACAGTTATTTATGGAGTTATCGTAGCTTCTGGTGCAGGAAGTGTTGATAAACCTCTCGATGTTTATGACATTGTAGCCTACGCTGGTTAAAATATGAGTTTTAGTTTTCCTTATCCGCAATTAGGGAGGGTGGTACGTCCTATAGGTAAAGGATGTACCTCTTGTGTTCATCAGCTTTATTGTCCTGCTGTTTATTGGTTTCGTAGATATACCTTTAAGGATATGGAATTACCGAATGGCAGGGCTTGTCTTTCTTGGTCTGAAAATCCCTCTGATAGGTTAACTTTTGCCAATCCTACTCAAGATGATTTAGATGAGAATGATTATATGTACATAGAGGGGATTGGATCTGAAGCGAATAGAAGTGGTATTGGTGAGACAACTGGTGGTTCTAGGCAAAGTGAGGGTGCTTAATGGCACGTTCTTTTGAAGAAGTATTAAAGTCTGGGATTAATAAAGCCCTTTTCGTCAAGAAGATGGAGGAGATGGCGACTAGACGAAAGCCGGTTAGGACGTTAGCCACTCCAACAGGATCTTTGTTTGCGATTAGGAACAAGAGAATAACAATTCGAGAAGGTGCATTAAGAAGAGTTCAGATTATCATTACCTATACAAAGATAACAACAGGGGAAACGAATAAATACCTTGTTGCTCCTTATGAGTGGGGATATAGAAGACTAAAGAATGGAAGACGGAAAGTTCTTTGGGCTTATGACATGGAAGAGCAGAAGATAAAAAGTTTTGTTCAAAATAGCATAAAAAACGTAGCTTTAACGGATAGGAAATTTAAACCAATCTGGCCAATTCTTATTTCGTGATTTTTATTTTTTTATACCAGAAACTTTTTTAGGAGAACATACGAATGAAAACAAGACGTGGAAGCAGTTTATGGCCAACAAGCTTGTCTGGAGCCACAATGGTTAACCAGTACAAGCCTGGGGACATTGTTACCTATACGCTTGCAAAGCAATCTGATTTTATTGGTGTTGTTCGGGAAGTAGACCCGAAAATTAATAAAGTTGTGGTTGCATGGGCGGGTGGTGCTGTTTCTCAACATGATCCTGAAGAGATTCATCTTGAGCCTCACCAAAGCGAAATAGTTCGTTCGAGGATGGCAAGCCGCAGAAATAAGGTTGCCTTGGATCTTGTAACCAAAACCACACAATTTGTTTCTCCTGAGTTGGAAAGCTTATTGAATGGACAAATTGGGTTGGAATTTTATTCAGCTTATCTTTACTTCTTGGCTGCTGTTTGGTTTCAGCAAAGAGGGTTGGTTGGGTTTCAGGCTTGGATGGAAAGACAAGGGCATGATGAAATTGGTCATGGAATGAAGGTTTATAAATTCCTTGCTGATTCTGGATCGAATGTTGTTTTGCCTGCTATTCCTGCTCCGGTGGTTTCTTGGGTTGAAGCAGAAGAAGTAACATTTGCTGTTCTTGAGCATGAAAAGTTTATTACTCAAAAATGGATGGCAATTGCAGATCTTGCCAAGACAGAAAATGGTATGCCTGTTGATACATTAGCTCAGTGGTTTATGGAAGAGCAGATGGAAGAAGAAGATGGCGCTTTTGATCTTCATCAGAAAGTGATTATGGGAGATACGGGAACGGGTCTTTTGCTTATAGATAATGATCTTAAGGATAGGGACCCAAGCGAGGCGAATAAGGTTGCTAGTATTTGTGCAGCATGTGAAGATGTTGAGGCTCAATATAAGAGGGCTGCTGTAAGGGCTCTTGCTGCTACTAATCCGGATAGTTTACAATCGGTTGGTGATCCAAATAAGCATGGGATTGAAACGCCAATTTCAGGCGGTTTTGGGATAATGCAACAGATTGTCAAGACTCAACGGGATGAGATGCTTCAAGAGTCTCAGTCTGGCAATCCTAAGGTTGCTGGTATGCATTCTAGAAGGGCAATGTATTGGTGCAATCCTGCAAGGACTTATCGGATGACTCAAAGAGAAGTTCTTGATGATACTGTTATCTGTCCCAAATGCAAACAAGCTTTGGAATTAGAGCCTTATACGAAATCGGAAAAGATGTATCGTTGCCCCGAATGCAGCTTTAAGGTTCCTAGGGGCAATGTTGTTTTTGTTGGTTCCGAATTGCAGTCCCGTAGGAAATAAAAATGCGGGATATGGCAGAAAACTTTGAGTGGAATGGTTTTTCTGTACGCAACAATGTTTTACCAGAAGATGACATTAGACCTTTTTTGTCGGATTATGAGATCGCTGTTCGTAGTTTGAGATCGAAAGGGTTTGGAAAATTATTGTATGGTCCACTGATTATTGTTGGTCAAATTCCAGGGCATGTATACGATATTCGTGAAAGCCAAAGTAGAAGCATTTCTGCTGCTGCTCTTTATTATCATGATAAAGACTTGATTGTTGTCAATGGAGAGATTAAACCAAGCCATTATGTTTTTGCCCATGAGATTGGTCATAGGAATTGGTTTAGATTTTTATCGAAAGCACAAAGGAGTGAATGGGATAACGACTTTTCAAATAAAAGAATGCTTATCCTTGATAACAAAAGAGAGGAAATGTTAAATAGTATTTTACAGGGTTGTGCAAGCAAGGAAGTCCTGAAGATATCTGAAGTTAATGACGGATTAAAAGAAGAGTTTAAGAAGAGAAGTTCTGATGCTTTTAAGCCTTATCTTAATTGGAATAAATTTGACTATAAAAAGTTTGAAAGATCTGTAAAGAATTATGAATCTAGGTTTTCATTGTGGAGTTGTTTGCTGAGTATTGTTGGCGGGGAAAGAGAATCTGATGTTGAGAATTATATAAAAAGCCTTCTTAAAGAGAAGAGATCTTTTTACTCAAAGCTAAAAGAAATTAAAGAAGGGTTGGCTGTTTTCCCTAATGAAGATGATCGGTGGACTTTGGATAGATCTTCAGAAATTGAATTAAATGAAGCTCTAATAAAAAGAGCGAGTCGAAGAGCAAATAATTGGATTAATAATTTAACATCAAGTTTTTATGAGCAAAAGCCTTTTATTGAAATTCCTTCAGGTCTTAAGAATAAGAATGTAATTAATGAGGTGGGGATATCTGAGCATGGGAAGTCAAATACAGAAGAAGATTATGCAGAGGCTTTTGCTTCTTTTGTTTTAAATAAGCCTATGCCAGAAGAGATATATGATCTTTTCATGAGAGTGCATGGTTTTAGGATGGCTTCTGTTAATAGAACAAAAGTGGCTTCCGAAATTTTTTATATAGCAAATTTAATTATAGGGTGAGTTTGGGTTGTTCTAAAAAAGGAGAATAGAACATGAGTGCTAGTAACGCTTATCAAGAAGTAATCGCCGGAAGGGTTCGTGAGGATGAGCAGATTGGTTTCTTTAGGGACAATAAGATTGCCACTCCTGCTCGTGTAACAAACTTCAAGTCAGTTGGTGGGGCAAAGGCTCCTAGCATTACCAAGAACTTCTTGCAAACAGAGTTCGTTGGTAAGCAGGTTAACACAGTCCCAGCCCTTAACATTGGCATTGAGACTCCCTACAATGCTGGTTAATGGTTGAGTCGTTTCTTCAAGAGGGTGTTCATAACAAATGGACACCCTCTTTCTAAATTCTAGTGGAGTAGTCTCATGGAAAACAGGCGTTGTACGTCCGAGTCATGCAAGGTAGCTGCAACAAAGCGTTCAGCCAACCTTGATATGCCCATGGCTACTTTCTTATCCAATCCTGTTCAAGATTGGCAACGTCTTGCGTATGGGAACATCAGGGTAGCAAAAAGAGTAATTGATGTTGATTGGAAGAAATTCAATCAAGACAATTTTTTATTCTCACACTGTTTTGTTCCAAATACAATGATTTTGATGGCAGATGGTACAGAGAAGCCAATTCAAAATATTAGAGAAGGAGATGAGGTATTTACTCATCTTGGTCGGGTGAGAAAAGTAAAGAATGTTATGTCAAGGTTTGTTGATGAAAACTTGATAAAACTGAAAGCTGCTTCTCTAAAAGAGTTGGTTGTGACAAAGGAACATCCATTTTGGGTTATTGAGGGGAAAGATTGTTTTTGTCAGAATAAAGGTGGGAAATGCACTTATGGATTATCGAAAAAATGCTTGACTTCTGATTGCAAATCGAATAGAGCCGTTGGGGATTTTGTCAGAGCAGACGAGATAACAACCGGAGATAGGGTTTATACACCTTTTTTTAGAGAGGTTATTGATTTAGGCATTACTGAGTCTCAGATGATGATTCTTGGTTATTATATAGCAGAAGGACGAGTTGATTATAACCATCATAGAAAGGAACAAACAAGTGTTCGTTTTTCTATTAGTAGAAAAGAAAAAGATACGCTTGGTTTAGAAATTTGTGAATTGATGAAGTCTTGTTTTGGTGTGGAATCTCATGGTGAATTTGGGGATGTTGATTCTGGAGGATATACAATTTCCTTTCACAGTGACATGGCTGCCGAATTTTTCTTGAAGCATGTTGGGTGTGGGAGTAAAGAAAAGAAAATTTCTAGGGAGGTAATGTTTTTACGTCCTGATTTGCAAGCCAAAATGCTTTTGACATGGTTTAAGGGAGATGGTTGTTTAGATAAAAAAGGCTTGAGGATTAGTACAGCATCTTTTGATCTTGCCAGTCAATGTGAAATATTATTTAATCGTATAGGTGGTTTGGCAATAACCCACAAGCAATCCAATAGCGGTGGTCCAACAAATAGACAAAAGAAGGGTGTAATTTGGCAGGTTGCTGCTAAAAAGACTTGCTTAGGTTTGTTGAAAGAGGATCTTGATGTTCCTGTCCAAAATAAATGGAGAACAGGACAAAGATATTTAAGTGAAAATGGTATTTTATCAGAAGTAAAAGAAAAATCTGAGTTTTATTATAATGGGCTTGTTTACAACTTTTCTGTTGAAGAAGATGAATCGTATATAGCGAATAGATGTGCTGTTCATAATTGTTCAATTTGCTGTTCTGTTGAAGTGGAAGATTCTAATGGATTTTATATAAAACCAAGTTGTTCTGAGTTGGTGAATAACAATGGTAATGGTTGGGCTAATCAAGTTCTTCTTGCCACCTTTCAGTCTTTCAGGGGTGGAGAAAATTATCTTGAGCATGTTCAGGTCCCTGAGTTGAGTAAGGGTAAGATTTTAGATGCTGTAATTCGTCCTGTAAAGCATGTTACTGATGAAGGTGAATCGAATGTATATTGGGTAGATATTTTGGTTGCTACAAACCGAAAGCACATGGATTTGATTGATAGAATTCAAAAGGGAGAACTAACAACCTTAAGTATGGGTTGTAGTACATCGTTCGTCACATGCAGTAAGTGTGGGGTTGTTCTTACAGATGATGATAAGAATTGTGAGCATATTGATAATGAAATTTTGCAATATTTCACTGATAGAACAGGGAAGCGAAGAATTGTTGCTGAATTATGTGGAAGGATGTTTAAGGGACCAAATGGGAAATGGGTTGGAGATCCTAAGTCAGTTGATTTTATTGAGGCAAGTTGGGTAGAGCGTCCTGCTTTTACTGGGGCTGTTTTGAATCATTATATTTCTGAAGTTCCAAAACTTTCTAGTATTATGGGACTTAATGATGCAAAGCTTGCTTCTGTTATGGATGATATTTTTAAGTTGCGGGTTGCTGATACAACAAGCATGATGGCTTTACGTGTTGCTAAGGCTGAGTGGTTCAGAAGGCAACGTGAAGAGACAATCAATAAGGTTGCTAAATCTCTGTATACATTGAGGTGATAAAATGGATAAGACAAAAATCGCCAAAGAATTAGTAAAGCTAGCTCGTCAATTGGTAGGGGAAAAGGTTTACCATAATGAGAAAGAATTAGTTAAGGGTTTAGAAAAGAGACTCGGATATTCTGTTGAGGAGCTTGGCGAACACATGGTAAAGAAGAGTCAATATCCTGTTTCAGAAGGTGATTCTGTTTGGAGATCTGTTCTAGAAGATATTAAAGAAACAAAACAACTTCATGATGATGATAGATTTGGTGATTCTGGATTTTAATTTTATAAATCGGAATTAGTTAGAGTGCAAATTCGTGGTTAATAAAGGAGTAAGGTTATTATGAGCAAGAAGATTGTAAGGGAAGTCCTCATGGCTAAGATTGCTGCTGGGGAAAAGCTTTTGAAGGCGTTTACGGATGAGGATTTCAAGCAGGTTTCTGATGCAGCAAAAGCTGAGGAGAAGGCTATTGCTACTAAGTCTACCGGTGTTGATGTAGGTGTTGCTGATCAAGGGCAGAATGCCAAAGCTAATGACAATTGGCCTGTTGGTGGTAGAATGGAGACTGCTGCTAAATTAGTTCAGGTTGCTACTGAACATGCAAAGACTGCTTCTTCTATGATGGCTATTGCTCGTGGTCTTGTAATGGCTGGTGGAGATCCTATCACAGAAGAAGTTAAGGAAGCTGCTGCTGATGGTGGAGAAGATCTTGAAACAAAGATCGCTTCTCGGTTGGTAAAGATTGCAGGGGAAATTATCAGTGAAGAAGATGATAAGACAACCTGTGATTGTGATGAGGGGAATAAGGAAGTAGCTGCTGCTTTGATTACTCTTGCTAAGTCTCTTAGTAAGTAATCAAAAAACATATAGTTTGAATTAACCTCAGGAGTGTAAAAACTCCTGGGGTTTTTTATTGTCAAAAAAGTTTAACAATTTTTTTATATTAACTTTGTTTTTAAGACAGTGTTTGGTTTTAAGGGTTCAAACAAGGAGACAGCTAAAATGGAAAGACAAGCCCTCCAAGCCGAGATTTCTCGGTTAGAGCGCAAGCTGGCTTCCAGTCAGACAGTTCCCGCCAAGAAGGTTGCTTCCGACAAGGTAGCTGCTCGTACTCTCTTGGCAGAAATTGATGACATGGAAGAACAGATTGCTTCAATGGATGAAGAGGAAGATGTTGTTGAAGAGACAGCATCGGAAGAGGACATGGATTTTGATGAATTGGAAGATGAAGATCCAATCATTTCCAGTGAGTCGGCTCCAGGCGTTGAGGACACAATCTCTCAGGACAGGTTTACAGAAGTTGAGAAGACCCGTTCGAGTGCTCCCGCTACCTCTGGCCCTTCCGTTCGTTCGGTAGCTCCTACTGGATATACTGCTCGTCTTCAAGAGGCAAGTACTCGTTTGGATCGGGTTGCTGCTTACCTTGAGAAGCATGGCAAGACCAAGTTGGCTTATCGGCTTGATCGTATTTCCGATGCTATCGACGCCAAAATCAATAAGGGAGGGGTGAGATAATGAACAAGCGAGTACGTCTTACTAAACGTGCTGCGGATATGAGTATTCCATATCCTGGCAATGTGAACCAGCCGGATCGTAAGGACCCGGACATGGAACAGTATCACACTTTTGAGCAGCAAGTAAATCACGAGCTTCCTGATATGCGTCATGAGTGGCAGGAAGATACCCGTGACGATATCGGCTTTGGTATTCCTGCTGGTCAGAAGACTGCTACTAGGCCCAATGTTGCCTCTGCAAAGATGGCTGCAAACAAGGCTGTAAAGTTGGCTGTTCTGTTGCTTGGAGAAAAGGTTCCGGAGAATGTCATTGAGCAGCAAGCTCGTGATTTCCTCCACATTGGATCTGAAGCAATGGATAGAACTCTTGCCCGATTCGCTTCTACTCAGGCTCTTTATGCTGCTGAAGAAGAGAAGAAGGAAGAGAAGGTTGAGGAACCCAAGGCAGAAGAAGTGAAGAAGGCTGCTGAGGTTGATACTACGGTTCCTCCAACCCTTCAGACCCCCGCTAATCCTCAGGAAGCTGACAAGGCTGCATCGGCAAAGAAGGCAGAGGAAGTTCCTGCTGCTCCTGCTGTAGCTCCTGCTGCTCCTGCTGAGAAGCCGGTTGAAGCTGCTGCCAAGAAAGCAGAAGAGACTGATCTTCCTGTTGAAGATAAGGCTCCTGCTGACATGGATATCGAGCTTCAGAGTTCTGAAGAAGATATGGAAGAAGATGCAGATGCAGATGCAGATGCCAAGTTGGCTAGTCTTTTCCAGGGAGCAGATGAATTTGCTCCTGAAGAAGAAGAGGCTGAAACTGTCGAGGCTAGCGCCAAGACAGCTAAGAAAGCTGGCATCAGCCGTTTAGGAGGACAGCCGAAGGTGGCTTCCGAAAGCGGTGATCATCAGAACCTCAGTAACCTCTGGTCCTCGGCTCCAGACGTAAGCGAAGCGTTCCGATAAGGTTATCGGAACAAAAGTCTAAGCCCTCTGAAGAAATTCAGGGGGCTGTGAAAGAAATCAAGGAGAATAAGAAATGAGCCTGACAATCCTTATCAGAACCCAGTTGAGCAGCATTCCGGTTCTTACCGATGCTTGCTTCACCAAGCTGAACTACGGAGCTAACGCTGGTGGTAACTCCACTCTTAGCGTTAACACTCCTCGTGGTGTTCTTGGTGGTAGTGTTGCTGCTGTATCCCCTGGATTGGACTACACCGTAGTTCCAGGAACAACAACCCTCCAGCCTGTTGGTTTGTTCGTGAATGATGCCGCTGGTGCAGCATTCGAGAACAGCCCCGCAGTTGCTTCCGGTAAGGTTGCTGTGATCAAGGGTATGGCTTCGGTTGAAGTTGACGTGTACGAGACCAACGAGACTAATGCTGCTCCGATTGCTTATGCAGTTGGTGACAAGCTTTATAGCTCGGCTCAAGGTCTCTTGACCACAACTGATGCCGGAACTCAGACAGTCATTGGTATCGTTACCAAGGCTCCTTCGACTGCCAGCCCGACCCTTGGCCTGGACGAGAGAATCTAATTTAGAAAATCCAAGGAGGATTTAGATCATGGATAACCAGATGAAGCAAGAAATTATCAGCAAGTACATCCGTACTGCTGCTGGTCGTCAACGTCTCGCAGCTTCGATGATTCAGCCCCTTCGTCGTCGTCGGGATTACACCTCGGTTGGTCGTAAGGCTTTCTACGTGGAAGCCCTTCCTGATGGTGCTCTCCCGATTTATGACAAAGATCCTGCCATCACAGCTTATGTTGTTGGTGAAGAGGGTCAGAATATCGTGGCTGTTGCCAAGCCAAAGCGCGTTCTCTTCCCTCTCTTTGAGATCGCCTCGAATCCTGAGATCCAGCTTACTGAGATCAAGCAGAGACGTTTCGACTTGATCGAACGTTCGGTTGATCTTGCTAAGGCTGAGATCCAAGCCGAAGAAGATCGTAAGGTTTTCGCGGTTATGGATGCTCTCAGTGCTGATCCTACCAATCCTAACCCTGCTATCCCTGTTACTGGCAATTTGACTGCCAATGCTCTTGCTGATGCTTATGCCAGCATCGAGCGTTCGGACATTCGCGTTGCTACTGTTTTCTTGAATGCTAAGGACTATGCGGACCTTCGTAAGTGGGACCGTGATACCTTGGATATCGAGACACAGGCAGTCTTGTTGAAGACTGGTCTCATGGCTACTCTCTGGGGTGCCAAGTTGATCGTTAGCCGTATCGTACCTGAGGGTACCGTATATGTCTGTGGTGAGCCTGAGTTCTTTGGGCGTATTCCCGTTCGTACGGAACTAACCGTTCTCAGTGCCGATGATCCTAAGAACCGCATGATCGGGTTCAGTGTATTCGAGCAGATCGGAATCGGGGCGTATAATCCGTTTTCGCTCCAGGTTCTCAATATCACAAGAGTTTAATGTAAACAACACATAAACTCTAGCATTTGAGGCTAGAAACCCCTCATCGGAGAAATTCGATGAGGGGTTTTTGTTATTAGAAGAATCTTCTGTTTAAAAATAAGGAATGCGATGTTATATTCTTTGGTAGCAAAAGGAGACTTAGATGAAAGATGTTACCAGTTATAGTGGTCTTGAAAAAATATTTGATGATAGGACCCCAGAGTGGATTGTTCCTGTTGGAAGGGTTTTGAGAGAATTGGAGGTTGACAATAAGGAAACTGGAAATCTCAGATGGGGATTCAGGATTAAGTTTAACGGGAAAAACGTACAGAAAGCAACCCCTATTAATAAAGACGGGGAGATGTTTTGGAAAGTTCATAAGACTAATTTTGCTATTCCTGATTTTGTAGTTCTTGATAAAAAAGGATTTCAGTCTTATCAGAGAATGATTGAATTGGCAAAGAATGGAGAGAGGGTTGTTAATCCATTTACGGAGTTAATGTGTGATACTGGGTTTTATATTGAAATTTTTGGTGAG